CACCAGGAAGACCCACAATTGTTCTGACTGCGCTGGTTAGATTCTTTATTGTTCTGCCAACAAGACTCTGATTAAAAGCTGCTCTTGTAGAACGAATTGTTGTTTTGATATCATCAACAAAAAGATCAAGGGCATTTCTAATAGGATTGAAAATATTAGCAACTCTATTACGAACTGCCTGTCTTAGAGTTTTGGTGCTGTCATCAATAAAGTCTAGAATCTGTGCAAGTCTAATAGCAAGAGTCATACGAAGAGACTTGAAGACACTTCTGAAGAAATTAAGAAGACCTGTAGTTCCTCTGCCTATAAGTTCTGATAACTTTTTGACAGGCGATCTTAGTAGTTTTTCAATCCCTTTGAAACCTAGTTCAATCGCTTTTACTGCAGTTATCAAACCAATTTTGAATGTCTGGAAGATAGCTTTGATGCCTTTGAAAATACCTTCAATTGCACCTGTTATGAATCCGGTGATAGCACCACCTAACCTTGCGACAACACCGAGTGCACCGAATCCAAGCCCTTCTGAGCTTTTGTTAGATGAAGTACGAGCAGCTCCTGCTACTTTACCTTTTTCTGTCTTTGCTTCTCTTCTATCTTCTTCATTCTGTAGACGATCTTGACGGATTTCTTCAAGAACAGATTTCATGGTTTTGTACATTAACAGACTAGTTGTGTTATTCTTATTGTCTCTGTCAGCAGCATCTCTTGCCTGCACAGCATTCTCTTCACGAAGAAGATTAATGCTTTTCAGAACCATTTGGTTTGTGTCTGCCATATCGGTTTATCCGTACTTTTGTTGCTCTTGTTTTATCCGCTCATTCTCTTCTCTCACATATTCAATTAACATAGCCACATAAATCTCCCTCTCCCACGGTATCATCCCTTCAATCTCTGTTAGACTATAGTGATGATGTTGCATCAACGAGAAATTGGTCCTATAGTAATTGACCAAGTTATCGTGAGAAAGGTTTAGGATAAAAAATCTTGCATCCCCTTCAGAGTTACTGTGTTATGCTCACCACACCCTTGACAGTCAAACTGTACTTCTTGCTGCATCGCAGGCATAGAGCCCAAGTAATCAGAAACTAACTTAAACTGGTCTGCAGTCATTGACTCAACAAACTCAGTTAGTTCCAGTTTCGTCGCATCTTTAGCTTCAATCCGTTCTTCTTCTGTATGGATGGCTGTGATGCAATTAATCGCCATTTCAAACCCTACTTCCATCTCACTTGCGCCTAGATCAGACTGCATAATCGCATTGTAAGTAGGATACTGCATTTCTACGCTGATGCTGGGAGTAAGTTCAATCACATTACTTACTTCAGGCATCTTGATATCAATTGCAGAAACATCAATAGAATGCTCGTTCTTATGCTCGCAATGCGTACAAGTCAATAGAACCGTAGAAGTCTCACCTACCGATCTCGTTCTGACTTGAGTAAACATGTACTCAATATCAAAGCTTGTGAGAGAGCGGCAATTTAAATTACCTTCAACGCATGCTTCAAGTGTATCTACAATCGCACTTAACGCTTGTTTCTGATCTCCTGATTCAAATGCAATCATGAGAACTTTTTCTTCTTTCACCAGATAGGGACGATATCTAACCGTCTCACCTGTAGAAGGAATCCGCAATTCGTATTGCGGCGATTCATTTAGTCTTGGTAATGCCATTTCAAACTCCTATGATATATCAATCAAAAATATCAATTATCTTCCTTACACCAGTGCCAAGAATGGAGTCTGCGAAGTTATCTCTCGGCTGCGCTCGTCCACTCACCCAATCTTTGTATGACAACTGAACCTGTAACTCCATGATACCGTCTAACTCGTCTGTCAATGAAATGTCATTGATCGTCGTCGGATATGCCTCTTCAAGCAGACATGTATACACAGGGGTCTCTCTGAACCCAATATTTAGATTTATTCTACCATTATCTAGATCAAACGGTCCAATATCAGGCAGTCTTTCTAGAATGAACTGAGGAATGTTCTTTGTGAATCCCAGTTGTTTTTGAAGCAGATTAAATGTGTTGCCTCTCTGAACATGCTGAATCAGAACAGGGCGAACATAATCATTATAGTAACCCACTTCTTTTGTTTGTCTATTGTGTGCTAGATTCTGCCACTCTTCAAAGTATGTCTTGATCGCATGATCGTTGGTTACATGAAAAGTAAAGGTGACATCTGTGGTTGCAAATCCAGAAGCATACTTACGAAGAGTCGTCCCCATCGTATGCTCAGTAGATGTAATCTGTCTGCCAGGTAATGTGGCAGCTTTACAGAGTGCATTTATCGCAAAAGTATCTCCCGAACCAAGGCTGGGCAGAAACACACGATACATGTTACTGCGAGCAAGACCGCCTCCATTGGAGATTGTTGTTTTAAAATTATCTACGCTAAATGCCATTAGACCATCTGCCTTGAATCGTAGTAAACCTTCTGAGAGTTGGACTTCTTCCATTGTGCTGTAGGAAGAAATGTCGCAATCTCCCACTCAGGGGCGGGTACTTCTGCGAATCTGCTCTTGACATGCTCATTCAAATAGTGCTTGAAGCACGGCTTGAAGTATCTTAGTTTGCTTGACTTCTTTAGCATTCTGTAGGTGAGATCAAATTTTGTGTTTTCATCTACCTTGCTTCCTGCAATCTCCATCAGAGCGTCTAGAAACTTCGCTCTGAGAGTGGGCGGCAGATAGTGGATATTCAACCCGTAGAAACCACCCTCTGCAGGACCGACGACGATTGCAAGAGGAAAGCTGTCATAGTAAGGTAGAGTATCTTTGGTCTTTGGGTCGTAGAAGAACATCTGCATAGACCCAATGATCTGCCGCTTTCTTTGTCTGAGCGGATCTTCTTTCATCAACTCTTCACGATTGATTGCACGAAGATTTGATGCTTTCTTACGAAACCACTCTCTAGACTCTTTTGTGCGAGGAGTGATACCAGCACGAAAAGCCTGCAGTTCTAATCTTTGAAATATACTGGACACAATGCCCTACCTGTAAACATTCTAGTTTTATTTATATCGTTTTTTAGGAACAAATGGTTTCAATGCTTTGAGTGCTTTTGTGGACTTGGGCATGATGCCCATCTTATCAAGAGTCTTCTCTGTCCATATCTCAAAGTGCCAACCTCTATCAGCAGCGTATTCTTGGGCTGCCTGCCACTTGTTCATGTTCTTCACATAGGTCAGACCTTCGGTGATATACTTCTTTGTTCTTCTCTGACCCACAGGAGGTTTTGTTTCTTTTTCAGGCTTGATCTCAACCAGAACAGTTCTGCCCGTATTGTAGACGATCTTGAGATCCATGAAGTATCTGTGATACTTTCGATCCACCTCATATAGATAAGGTATAACAACCTCTTCGCTTGACCACCCTATAACCTCAGAGTTGTTATCACACCACTTGAAACAATGTCTTTCCCACAGACTGCGATACACTATGTTTCTGTGATCGCCCATGTACTTATCGGGATTTTTGACTTTGTATTTTCCAGAATATGCCATGTGTACCTTATAAATAACAATTGAATGTTTCAACTTATTTATCGGATTTCTAAATGGCTGAAGAAGAAAAGCAACCCGAACGAGTAGTCAAGAATCTCGTATATCCTCTTCACAATGAAGATGAATATAAGTCTAGAATTAAATTTAGTCTTATCAAAGATGGGGAGACTGTTGCTTCTCGTCAGATTTTTGACTCCGTAAATAAAGCATCTCGTGATCTAGTGAATACTACTACAAATCAAAGTCGTGGTTCTGCTGAAGAGCAGGCAGCACAGAAAGAAGAATTTGAGGGTATTCCTAGAGAATCTACAGCAAAAGAAACGAAGAAAGTCATTGAGAAGACTGTCAGTCTATATCTTCCTGTTGCTCTAATTTTTAGAGACAATGTACAATACGAGAACATGGATCTTGGCGCAACAGGCGCACTTGCTGCAACAGGGTTAGGTGTGGTTGCTTCAGGTAAAGAGACCACAAAATCTTTTATCAACTCATTGATCTCTAGCTTCGGTGGTGATAACTCAAAGCTGGCATCTCTTGCAGCCAGTGAAGCAGTCGGTAAAACAGCGAGTGCATTTGGTCTTGAAGGTGCTGCATCGGGTAGAAAGATTGCAGCAGGTGTCACCATTAACCCTAATACAAGAGCATTGTTCAAAGGTGTTAACATTCGTGACTTCGCTTTTACTTTTAAAATGATTGCAAGATCACAAGAAGAAGCAGCACAAATCAAGAGAATCATACACTTCTTTCGTACTGAAGTTTATCCTGAGAGTATTCCTGTAACTCTGGGAGAAGGTAATGCTGCGGCTAGCGTCTCTGTTGGTTATGTCTTTCCCAAGAAGTTTGATATTCGTATTGAATATAATGGTGTTCAGAATACTCCTGAGATCAAAGAGTGCTACTTAAGAGATGTCAATACTGTCTATAACCCTTCAGGTATGGGAATGCACTCTGATGGGCAGTTCCTTGAAATAGACATGACTCTTAACTTTCAAGAGACTCGGGCTCTTACGAAAGAGGATATTGTCAACGATCCGTTCTACACTAGAGATGGTATTGTCTAATGGCAACAAAATACTTTCAAAACTTTGATCCTGTCTATTACAGTTTCGGTGATAACGAGCCGCCTGTTCTATTTCATAACCTATCGCTCTATGTGGACTTGATTGATCAACTCAAGGCAAATGCTGCTTTCTATCAAGACTATACGATTGTTTCTGGTGAAAGACCGGACACAACTTCTTTTCGGCTCTACGGAACCCCTGAGTACTATTGGACTTTTTATCTTCTTAATGATAAACTGAGAGAATCCGGTTGGCCTGTTAGCAGCACCGACATGCTCAATCGTGCAAAGAATGCATATCCTCACAGATACATTACGACAAATGATGATCTAGCGACAGAGCCCTTTGACTTCCCCGTAGGTAAATCTATCTTTGGTAGAACTAGTGATACGATTGGCACGATTCTCAGAAGAAATCTGGAACTAGGACAACTTATTGTAGATACCTCTACAG